CTACGTATGGCAAAGAAAAAACATTAAAAACATTGATACTGTCATTATTGCTATTACTATAGTAAAGTAGTAAGCCATAAATGTAAAATTGTTAAATAAAGCTTTCATGGTAGTATGTATTAATGATTAATTAAACTTAATACAACAAAGTAAAGCAATACAAATGACATTAACAAATATATTAACACTTATATTAAACAAAAATGAATAATAAATAAAAACAAGCACAAAATAATTATATATAAGGAAACAAAGATCTATAATACTATATCTATATAACCAAAGTAAGGACCAAATAAGGGTATATAAAACAATGTAGTGTATCTGGGTATACAAAGGGAGTAAGGTAGTATAATAGGTCCCTAAGTAATAAGCATAGTAAGGTAGTAGTGTAGTGGTGCAATACAGGAACCAGGGCAAATAAGTTAGTTAGGTGATATATAAGGCCATAAAGAAAAATCACCGGCGACCTGCCCATATACCATAATTCGCAATTGACTGAGAATAATTACTACTTACATATGATGCCATATCATAGGACTACAATAAACATAGATGGCATGCTGTGCACTGTCGTAAACGACAAACCACAACCTTACTATGGTAATATTATACCCATTGATCATATAACTTGTCAGGTGCAGTGTGTGTCAGATCTACAAAGTTGTAACCGGTGATAAAACAAAGGGTGCGGGGTTAGTGGCAGATGGGAAAGAGTGATGGGTCTCGCGCCCCTCCATATCTACCCAGAAATTTATTTCTGCAAAAAACCATTTTTGAACTACTAAGGGCAACAGCGGACCTCTATAAAATTTTTAAAATTTTGAATTGCTAAAAAATAAATTTGGCAGTGTTGGAAGGATAACATATCTTTGAGTAAAATTAAAAACTTTATATTATGAAAACAGCAATCGAAAAAATAGGTGGTAATTATAAGGTAACATTTACTCATGGAGTGCAAACCTTTACCCTTGATTATAGTGGGGCTAAAAAAGAATGTCAGTGGTATAAGGATAGACTTGATGAATGTTTTAAATCTTTCGCTTCCCAACAGCAACCAAGCAGGGAGAAGATAAGGGAAGCTACTGAGGAAGCATACGATAAATGGATTAGACTTGAAAATGAGAATGTCACTTATTTAGGTGAATTAATTGCTATTGAATTATCCGAACTCTCAGAGGAAGCCCCATTTGATAAAAATGACGATAGGTGTAATGTATGTGGATTTATTAATTGTGTTTGTGGCATAGAATAAAAACTTTATATTATGGATTGGATTAAAATCAGAATCAAAAAAACACATAACATTGAGGACGATTATAATAAAGAATTAGGGCTTATAGATAAGCAGGTATTAGCACTTAAAAACGAAAGATAAAATTAACTGCTAAAATATCTAAGGTGATGTTGTATAGAAATCAATTAATAAGCAGACTATAAAAACCCTGTTTTTCTGAAACAGCCATCCTGTGGGCGTTCGAGGAAACCTGTTTTCAAGGTTGCTAAGAATATGTTACATAAAATATGAAATAATTGTAAAATAATTGGTATTATGTTAGGATAGTTCGAAATAAAAGTTAAATCTTTGTAGAGAATTATGAGTGTCTAGGGTAAAATATCGGATATTATCACCCATACACAGTATAAAATAACAAACTATGTTACCAATAAAAAGAGCCAAGTATACCCCAGATAGGTGTGAGCAGGTTTTCAGAATTTCCCTTTTAGGACATACTGAGAAGATTATTGCAGGGGCTATGTTGGTTTCTTACGAGACTTTTAATAAATGGAAAGCAGTTTATCCGGAATTTGCACTAGCTCTCCACGAAGGAAAAGCTGAAGCTGATTCACATGTCGTAGCCGGATTGTATAAGAAAGCCTGTGGATACGATGAGTGGGAAGAAAAAGCATTTATGTATAAAGGGGAGATTGTTGTTAAGAAGATATTAAAGCATGTGCCACCCGATGCGTGGGCTGGAATGAAATGGTTACAGTTAAGACAGAGGGAACACTGGTCTGATGTTCAGAAGCTGGAGATCACAAATACTCAGAATATTAATCTCACAGCTATAGACTATACAAAATTTAGTTTTGAAGAATTATTGCTTATGAAAAAAATAGGACTGAGTCAAAAAGAAGTGGATGCAAAATACATTGGAGAGAACTAAACCTCTTACCAGAACAGTTTCGTCTAAGAAAGAGGCAATTTTAGAGGGGTCCAAAGTCCCTAAAGACGTTATCAGGGAACTGAATAATCGTTCACTCTACCACTTTCTCCAATATTTTTGGCACATTGTAAGTCCTCATGATTTTCAATCCAATTGGCATATTGAGTATTTATGTGACGAACTTGTAAAAGTTGCCACTCGCGTAGGTGACAAACTCCCAAGAGAACATGACTTAATTATAAATGTACCACCGGGGAGTACTAAAACTATTATTTGTAGTATTATGTTTCCGGCTTGGTGCTGGACGAAATGGCCGTGGATGAGGTTTATTACAGCCTCATATGCACAACAGCTTTCTTTAGAGTCCGCGGATTATTGTCGGGACCTGTTGAAAAGCACTAATTTTAAAGAGATATATCCGGATATTGTTATTAAGGATGATAAGGATACAAAGAGTAATTATAAAATAGTAAAAAATAACCCCCCTACTCATGCGGGGAGAATTCCCACACAAGCCGTTATAGGTGGCCAGAGATACACGACATCGGTGGGAGGAACATTAATGGGGTTTCACGGGGACATTCTTATAGTGGATGATCCAATTAACCCCAAACAGGCCGCGTCGCCTGTTGAGCTTGCCAACGCGAATCAATGGATGGAACAAACTTTACCTTCCAGAAAAACAAATAAAGCCAACACCCCCACCGTATTAATAATGCAGCGATTACATCAGGATGACCCTTCCGGTCACTGGCTGTCAAAACAAAAAGCAAATTTATCTCATATATCTATTCCCGGAGAATGCCGGAATTATAAGAAGCAAGTGCAACCACCAGAGCTTATAGAAAACTATATTGACGGCTTGATGGATGTTAACAGGCTTCCATGGAAAACCTTGGCAGACCTTGAGGCTGACCTTGGGCAGTATGGGTTTGCAGGACAGATAGGGCAGAATCCCACACCCGCGGGCGGGGGTATGTTTAAGGTAGACCATTTCGGGATGATGGAAAGTGCTCCACAGCTTAACCATATAAGTCATACAGTAAGGTATTGGGATAAGGCAGGTACAGAAGGGGGAGCAGGAGCTTATACAGTTGGAGTGAAGATGTGTCAGCTAACCAATGGTAACTGGGTGATATTGGACGTAAAGAGAGGTAGATGGGGAACAAGAGAACGTGAAAATATAATAAGAGAGACTGCAGAAGGTGACGGCAGGGGGGTTATTGTCTGGGTAGAACAAGAACCAGGCTCAGGTGGAAAGGAAAGTGCTGAAGGTACTATCCGGACACTGGCTGGATATTCGGTATATGCCGAAAGACCTACTGGCAATAAAGAGTTTCGTGCAGACCCTTATTCAGTACAGGTTAATGGAGGTAATGTGCAGTTGCTATTAGGGGAGTGGAACCGGGAGTTCCGAGAAGAGCACCGGTTCTTCCCTTATAGTACTCATAAGGATCAGGTGGATGCTGCATCAGGTGCATTTGGTAAAGTAATAGGAAAGAAAAAAGCAAGGTGTCTTGGGAGATAATTAATATGAAAGAAAAAAAATTTAAAATTGAATATACAAGGGGAACAGGTCCCGGAGGTCAGCATAAGAATAAGGTAGAAACTTGTGTTGTAATTACACATATTGCTACTGGTTTACAAGAGCGATGTCAAGATTCTCGGAGTAAAAATCAAAATGAGGTATTGGCTAAAAAAAGATTGATAGCTAAAATGTATCAAATTGAATTAGATAAAAGGGATGCGTTAAAGAATGAGCAACGATTAGACCGTATTAAAAATGGGCGTGTAATTAGAACATATAATTACATTAGAAATGAGGTTATTGATCATAGAACGAAAGTAAAGTCAAGTTTAAAGAAAACTATGAACGGGGAACTAAATATTTTCATTAACAATTAATATTTATTACAATGGGAGAAAAATACACAGGAAAAGTAAAGTTTTTCAATGAACAAAAATCGTATGGTTTTATTACGGATGGTGCAACAGACAAAGATATCTTTTTTCATGTTACAGGGACACTCGGACCTGTCAAAACAGATGATTTTGTAGAATATGAGGTTGAAGAGGGTGAAAGAGGATTAAAAGCTGTGAATGTCTCATTAATAAGTGTGAAAACAAAGGATAAGTAGGAATAGTGATAAAGGGGTAAAGGCTGTTAATATTGAAAGAGTATGATAAATTTAGCCACAAAGAAAGTATATGTGCCTTATGGCTCTGCACAGATAGAGGGGGATGCTTGTGGGTTGTTTACGAATGATCCATCAGTGACTATTGTAGGGACTACGGTAAATATAGTCATCACACCGGATGACTCAGATGCAAATGATACAACATTAAGATGGGACGTTTATACAAAACTATAAAGACATGAAAAAACTAATTTTAACATTGATAGCGGTATTTTTAGTTATTGGGCTTTCAGCTCAGAGGACTAATAAGGACGTTAACATAAAAGCAGGAAAAGGCTTAATTCTTAACGGCACTACTTCTGGCAGTTCAAATCTTGATGCTCCTGCGGTAGCTGGTGATGTAACAAATGTAATGCCTCTTACGGGCGGTAATCTGCTTAATGATAACGGGGCACTTGATCCAGATGATTATTACCTGCAGGAAGCGGCACAGGCGTATTCTCCTGTACTCTATCAAAATTATCAAGCGGAACCACTTATTATATTCGTGCCTATGCCTACAATGGGGAATATGCCTATGGGGCACAAGAGAGTTTTACAACACCTGTTTCGAGTCCATTAGTATCAGGCAGTACAGTTTATTTAAAAGATAGAAAAATATTAGAAGTTCAATAATAAAATAGGAGGTAATTATGAAACTAACAAGCAGAAGTTACATGAAACCAACACCTAAGAATCTCAGGCATTTTGGAGATGCTTTATTAGGTGTATCAGCTACCATTACAGCAGCAGCAATTACAGCAGGGAATGATATACTTGCTTATATCGCTTTGGGTGTAGGTGTTATTGGTAAATTCCTCACTAACTTTTTTGAAGATTAATAAACAAACATTAAAACATTACTTTTTTAATATCTATTTGAATTTTGACATTAAATGATATGAAACGAACTAAAGGTAACGATATAGAAACTAATGCTAAACTACACACTTTAGCAAGTGAGATGGTGGGTAGGATGTTATTCGCTTCTAAGATGGGTGGACAGCAGTATGGGGGAGATCGGGATCTTTATCAGGCTCTTGGCTATCCACAGGATATTCAGTTTGACGACTACTTAATAAGGTACAAACGTCAGGATATAGCTAAGGCGATTATTAACAGACCTGTAAAAGCTACATGGCAAGGGACTTTAGAACTTGTAGAATCTGAGAATCCTAAAGCAACTGTTTTTGAAAAGGCTTGGGTAAAATTAGACCGGAAATTTGGCTTAAAAACAAGGTTGTCCAGAGTAGACCGTTTAACAGGTATTGGGAGGTATGGGGTGTTGTTTTTGGGGTTAGATGATATAAGTAACAGAGCAGGTTGTGCAAGACCGGTAAAGAGTGGTGTCCGGAAATTACAGTATATAAAAACTTTCAGTGAAAAGAGTGCTTTAATTGAGTCTTATGATGTTGACCCAAAAAGTAGCAGATATGGACTACCTCATTTTTATGCTATTGAAGTGGCTGATGCAGATTCTGATTCTTCTTCTCAGGTAAAGGTTCATTATTCCAGGATTATCCATATTATTGATGATACACTGGAATCTGAAATATTTGGGATGCCTAGATTAGAGGCTGTGTTTAATAGGTTAATGGATGTTGAAAAATTGGTGGGGGGTGATGCGGAAATGTTTTGGCGTGGTGCCCGTCCCGGATATACAAATAAACTCGAACCAGAGTACAAATTAACTAAGGAAGAGGAAACTAAATTACAAGATCAGGTTGATGAATTTGAGCATAATTTAAGAAGGATTATTAATCTGGAAGGGATGGACATGAAGTCTCTTGAACAACAGATTGCCGACCCTTCAAATCACTTAGATATTCAGCTTACTTGTGTATCTGCAGAAACAGGAATTCCCAAACGTATTTTATCAGGTAGTGAAAGAGGAGAATTGGCAAGTACACAGGATTCAGGAGAATGGAAGACATATGTTCAGAGCCGCAGGGAAGATCATGCCGAACCACGCATTTTAAGGCTACTTGTAGACCGTTTTATTGAACTTGGCATACTTCCTACCCCTGAAGATGATTATACCGTTAAATGGCTTGATTTATTCTCAATCAGTGAAAAGGACAGAGTTGACATTGGTCAGAAGAGAGCAGAGGCTTTGAGATCATATACAACTAATATCTTAGCAACGTCTATGGTTCCACCACCTGCATTTTATGAATACTTCCTTGGGTTAGATAGGGGACAGATTCAATTGATTAATGAGATGGTGTCAGCAGGTATTTCAGAGGAACAAAAGGATTTAATGAAAGTGGTTAAAGATATTAATGAGCCTGCAGCCAAAGAGATTCCAGCAGGTAAACCTATTCCGGGAAAACCAGCAGTAAAACCAGTAGTAAAAAAGGTAAAGAAATAATGGACGCCACGCTTATACATATTTTTGCAAATAAAATTGACCCAACTCATACATCGGCGTTGAGAAATGCTTTTGCACAGGATATGAAAAGACGTTTTAATGAATTAGCATGGACTGTTAGAAAAGCTGTTGTGGTGGAGGATGTTTTTGGTTTAAATAGTATTCAGACACATCAAATGAATACTCCCGGAGCAGAGGCTTTTAATTTTGAACGAAGTGCTGAAAAGTTAAATGCTTTTATGAAGTGGTTACAGGAGCAAGTGGATAAGGGAATTCTTGAAGTAGGTGCTTATCAGCAAATTGGCAGAGGTGTGAATGATGCTTGGACAAACTTATATATATTGGATTCTTATAAAAGAGGAGTTATCAGGGCTAGGAGTGAATTGAAGAAAGCCGGATTAGATGTACCTTCTGTGGATGCAACAGGAGGGATTGATATTGTAATGGGGATGCCAATGCATGTAGATAGAGTAGGATTATTGTTTACAAGGGTATTCAATGACTTAAAAGGAGTTACTACGGCAATGGACACCATTATAAGCAGGGTTTTAGCTCAGGGATTGGCAGACGGTGATGGACCTGTCTTTCTTGCGAAAAAACTCGTTGCGTCAATTAACGGAACAGGAATGGGTGATTTAGCTGTAAAGGACGCGTTGGGGAGATATATGCCTGCAATGGATAGGGCAGTGTTGATAGCTAGAACCGAAATTATACGTGCACACCACGTCGCAACTATAATGGAGTATAGAAATTGGGGACTGGAAGGGATAAAAGTAAAAGCAGAATGGAGTACAGCGGGGGATGGCAGGGTTTGTTTTTTAGCAAATACAAAAGTAAAAGTTAAAAGGGGGTATAAACGTATTCAAGATGTTAAAGTTGGGGATTATGTATTAACACATAAAGATAGATATAGAAAAGTACTTAAAATATTTCATAGGAAATATAAAGGGAATGTTGTAAAAATTACTTTAAAAGGGGGACATGTAAATCCTATTAACTTAACTGCTACGGAGGAGCATCCAATATTAGTCAATAATCAATGGATTAAAATAAAGGATATTAAAGTGGGGGATAAGCTAAGTTATATTGCAAAAAAATGTCCGGTGTGTCACAAATTAATGCCTGTTTTTAATGAGGTATGTTCATATCAATGTGCATCTGTTAGGGGGAATAAAATGCTATGGGCAGATCCTAAACAACATGAGAGGGTGAGAGAAGAAAATAGAAGATACACAGAAGTACATGGGATTTCTAAAATACAGATAGCAAAAAAGGCATATATGGAAAAAATGAAGGGGGAAGATTTTAATGCTTGGTTTAGATTACAAGTTTCAAAGGGGCAATTAGAATCTTATAAAAATAACCCTATTCATTTAGAAAATGTAATAAAATCAAATCAGGAAAAAGGAAAAAGGGATAATTGGGGATGGAAAAATAAAGAAAAAAGAAATAAAGATTTAATAAAGGCACGTATTGCAATTGGCAAAAATCACAATGGGAAAACATATTTGGAAAAGAAAGTTGAGTGGTGGTTAAAGAAAGAGGGCATACAATATGAATCTCAAAAGTATTTTAATAATGGGAAACGAAGATTTTGGGTAGATTTTTATTTACCAGAATATAATATTATAATTGAAGCTGATGGAAAATATTGGCATAATGAGGAAGATGATAGAGTGCGTGATGACGGGTTGAAACAAGTTTTTACGGGAAAAATATTGCATTTTAGGGAAGATGACATACGAAATAATTTTAAAGAATGTGTGTCTCAATTTGAAAATATAGTGGAAATGCAAAATTGTTTTGTGAATGTGGAGGTGCGTAAAATAAAAAAATGGGAATTAGAATGGACAAAGGGGGTTTATAATTTAGAGGTGGAGGAAGACAATACATACACAGCAAATAGAATAATTGTACATAATTGTTCTCGTTGCGCAGCATTAGAGGGTAAAGTATTCACTTTGAATGAGATAGAGCCTTTAATCCCTTTGCATCCTGGGTGTCGTTGTTTGGCACTTCCCTATATTGCAGAACTTGAAAAACTTAAATAATTGATTAATGATAATAAAGAGCAGTAGAAATAGAAACAGTAGTAGTAATTATTAAAAACGGAGGTTATTATGTTTACAATTAAAGTAATCAAAAAGAAAGCAGAGAATTGTGCTGTTAATATGGTAAGTTTATATGAGGGATGCTCACCTAAATATGAGTATGTACACCATAAATCTGAAGAAGATTTTAAAAAACATATTAAAAAGTTTTGTATAAGTGAAACTATCCAACTGGAAAACCACTTAAATGAGTGGGGTGATAAAACAGTGGAGAAACAAACATTAGTACTCTCATTTTATAAAGGGGAGTCGGATGTTTTTTACATTTTATTAATAGATAGTACAGAGATTTACATCATGCACAACGGTCAAACAGTAGATAAGGTTTACTGTTAATTAATTTTTTTTACTGCTTTTTATTTTAAAACTTAAATAAGATGGAAAAACGTCTAGAATTTGAACCAGATTACATTGAAGAAGGAATAGGCATACCACCAGTCGTTATCTGGGGGGTAGTTATAATTGCATTACTAATTTTACTAGCATAATGGGACATGACGTAACATATTCTTCATTTACAACATTAACACCTACAAAAAGTGATATTGCAGTAGGTGCAGTGAATACAGATGACCATGTCATTTGTCGTCGTTGTATTAAAAGACTTGGTTTAGATTGGAGAGATATGAAGTATATTACAAGCACTAGGTCAAAGACATCTATTTTAAATTGTTATATATGTGGATGGAGATTAACGAAAAGAAGAGCAAAGAGTATTTGGTATTAAAATATAAGTTAGGAGGGTAAATTATGACACAAACGGTTCTTACTTTTGCTACTGTAAAAGGATATACAGTAACAGAGAGAATGCATTTAGGGAAGAAACATTTAGTAGTTCCTATGGTAATGATGGTAGAGGGTGTCCATAATGGAAGTCACGGACCTTTATTACATACTATTGTAGAACTTGGTAAATTTACGGGGTCTTGGAATGGTATACCAATAGTAATAGATCACCCTACAGGATCAGATGGGGAAAGTGTATCAGCTAATACTCCAGATATTATAGAGGGAGCTGTAGGAAAGGTTTATAATACAAAAGTAAAAGGAAAGAAACTAACCTCAGAAGGTTGGTTGGACGAAGATATGTTAAGACAAACTTCTTCAGATGTGTTAGCAGCTGTAAAGGCTTCAGAACAGGTCGAAGTAAGCGTAGGTGTTTTTTCTGATGAAGAGGAAACCGAAGGAGAATTTGAAGGAGAAGAATACAACGCAATAGCTATTAACCATAGACCGGATCACTTAGCCCTCCTGCCCGGCGGGACAGGTGCATGTTCTATTGAAGATGGTTGTGGCGTTCGTGCAAATAGTACTAATAATAATAAGAAAGGAGAGGAGCATGAAAACATGATTAGAACAGATAAGTTAAATAAAACAATTCAATCTCTAAAGGAACAAGGATATGCTTTAGTGGATATCATTGATAATACTACTGAGGGGTTGATGGAACGACTTGAAGCTGTCCGTCGGAAGATTGATAGTCTGGATTCCAATGATAGTTATCATTTTGTACATGAGGTATATGATGATCACATCATTTATGAATCTAGGTTACGAGTCGGAGAATCTAAAATCTATAAGCAGAGTTACTCAT